ATTATGGAAAATTGCTTCGAAATGATGGTAGCCCGATGTATTAAAATTGGGACTGTTCAAACGCTAACGATGCTGGGACTACTTCCCGAAGTGGTAACGATATCCCAAGCGGAAGATATATACGGAAAACGCCTGATTACAGAATGGCGCGATAAAGCCTGGATAAAGTTTTATCCGGCAAATAATAAGAAAAGAGGGAAATATTACGTAAAACGGTCGGAACTGGAAACTGCCAGCGCAATGATGGATTTACATAATAAGATACCTGACAACATTATCAAACAATTGATGCAAGTATCATGACAGCAAAGGATGTACAAGTAGGGCAAACAATTTCTGCCGGTTTCTTTTTCCGCTGCGGGCATTTGGGAGACGAAACTGATTATACTCGCATTGTTGGCGTAGTTGTACGTAAGCTGGAATGCTATAATCAGGTACTTGTAGACGTCGATTTAGAAAAATCGTTTAATAGTCCCAGCAAATCAGTGTGGGTGCAATTAGACAAATCAGAATTTAGTATTAATAGTTAATTTTTTCATTATGAGCAACATGGTTCAAATTAAAGTGGAGGAGCTGAATGCACTTCCAGCAACGAAAATTGTCGAAAATGAAAGCGTACAAGCAAAGTTTATTCAGATGTACAACGCCATCTGGGGAACCGATAAGGGAGAGCAGATGTATCACAAGGAAGTATTCAACTTTCAAAAACTACTGAGAGATAATCCGGACGTGGCGTCATCAAGCAAGATGTCACTATACGGCTGCTTCCTTGATATTGCAGTTAATGGTTTGACGCTCGACCAGACAGGGCATCCTCTGTGCTATATTCTTAGCCGTAACTGCAAGACAGGAAACAAGAACGAAAAAGGATACGATGTCTACGAAAAACGGGCGTATGTCTCTGTTACCGGCTATGGAGAACTAACTATGCGGATGCGTGCCGGTCAGATTAAATATGCCGATAATCCGGTGGTTGTCTATGAGGGAGACCACTTCAAGGTATCTCTCGTTAACGGAGTCAAGAATGTAGAATATGAAGCGCAATGCCCACGCAAATCAACCAAGGTGATCGCTGCCTTTATCCGAATCGTACGAAACGATAATTCAGTAGACTATCAGTGGATGATGGAGGGTGATATAGACCGTCTGCGGCGTTACAGTGAGAAAGCAAACTCCAAGTGGGATGACCGACAGGGAAAGAAAGTGTTAGGTCAAGCTAATGCGTTGTATACTTCCAACGGTGGCGGTATTGACCCCGGATTTCTTGAGAACAAAATGATTAAGCACGCCTTTGACGCATATCCTAAGGTACGTACTGGTAAGTTCACAATCATGGCAACAGAACAAGAAGAGGAAGAAATCATTGATTACGGGTTGATGGATGAGACAATCGTTAATGAACCCATCCAATCGATAGATAACCCGAATGTTCCTTTCGGAGAAGAAAAACAGTTAGAAGCTCCGGAACCTGTACAAGTAGCGGTTTCAAAGGATGATGAAGAAGGGGGATTCTAGTAATTAACACTTAATACATAGATTATGGCAACAGATTTAATAAAAATAGACGAAGTGAAAGTTATCGTTTCATCTTTTCCGGAAATTATTGGAAAAAACAGCGACTCTGTAAAAAGGTGTAATGAAGCCGGACAAGCTCTTCTTGACACCATTCAAGGTGAAGGTATGAATGAATTGATAGACCAGGCAGCGGCAGATTATTTGAAGAAGGTGAATATTACTATCAAGAATATGGATGAACGCCGCAAGCCTATCACACAGATATTCGACAGGATACGTTCTTTCTTCACTTCACAAGAAAGGGAGATAGACCCTAAAAATTCATTATCCATTCCTGCGAAAGTGTTGGCTAAGCGCAATGAATATGCCCTATATAAGTATGAACAGGAGAAAAAAAGGCAAAAAGAGGCAGAAGAAAGAGCAAAAATAGAAGCAGAGAAGGCGAACTATCGAAAAGCAATTGAAGATAGCCTCCTTTCTTATTTCAGCCTGTACCTTTCCTCTAAAGTAGCTGAATTGCAGAATATCTTTTCAGGTCTTACTTATGAGAACTTCGATCGTCAGGCTGTAGGGATTACGATTTTTCAGATGGATTATCCAAAATCGCATTTCGATAAATTCTGTTATGAATCCGCTACGTATTACCTGAATAAAGAGATTAAGAATGAAATCCGGAAAAGCGTATTAGAGGGCAAGTATGAGCAATATGCACAGCAATACAAATCCCATCTGTCAAGCATCCGGCAGGATATTCTCGACCGTATTCCATCTAAGAGAAAAGAATTGGAAGAGTTAGAATCCATTCGCAAGATGGATGCAGCGAAGGCAGCTAAGGCCGATGAAGAACGGCGGAAACGGGAAGCCGAAGAAACGGCGAAGCAGATGGCGGAGATAAAGAAGAATGAAGAAGAAGCCAAACAGGCTACCGCAATGAAAGCACAAAAGGATGCCATAGGCAGCTTGTTCGATGCTTCTGCTGCTGTAATCGCTCCTCCTCCGACAAATGCAAAGGTTAAGGAAAAGATTGTAGTTACTCATCAGCAAGGCTTTCTTGATATATTCCAAATGTGGTGGCTAAATGAAGGTCAATCACTTCCGGTTGAAGAGCTGGAGAAGATTTTCAAAAAGATGATTGGATATTGTGAAAAGCAAGCTAACGGTAAAGACCAGATACATATCCAGTCCAAGTTCATCCGTTATGAAGCGGAGGTAAAAGCAAAATAATCATGGCAAATCCGGATTCGTATTATTTACGTGCAGAAGTCAGCAACTCAGACCTGACAGAGCTTAAGAATTACCTTTATCCCCGTCCACAATACGGGGATAAAGAAAAGGCTTTCAAGTTCGGAACACTGGTAGACGCTTTGATTACCGAGAATGACCGTGTTCGATATGACAAGTTGATGGTGGATGATTACGTGTACACAAAGGAAGAATTTGAATTAGGGATTGAAATGCGCAAGGCTCTCCGCAAAGAAGCTGAAAAAGACAGATTTTTAGCCGTCGTTCTGGAACAATCTGATACGCAAAGATTCATGGTTAACAAGCAACATGAATTTCATTACGGGAACTTCGCCTATCATCTTGATACGCGTTGCAAATGGGACTGGTGGTTATCTGATTTCCACTTCGGAGGGGATTTGAAAACAACCTTCGCTGAAACTCAGGCACAATTTGATGAAGCTATCGACTTCTTCGACTGGGACCGTTCCCGTGCCTGGTATATGGATATTGCAGGAAGTGAACAGGATTTCATTTATGCAATCTCAAAAAAGAATTGCAAAATATTCAAGCATTTTATCACCGATCGTAGCCATCCTTCATATATCAGAGGAAAAGAGAAATACGAGGACCTTGCTTTCAAATGGTGGCAATTGATGGTCTGATTATATTTTATCATAAAAATAATATGAATTTACTTATTACATCAAAAGAACAGATATTGGCTGAATTAACCAATATAGATTCATTTCTCAATATTACTATGAGTGAAGATGCGGCAGAAGCTGTACAACGTGGCAATGACTTAGCTGTATATGTTGCCCGCTCCGGCAAACTGCTTGCAGACTCGAAATACTGGCTTAATGAGACAATGAAGTCCGAGGTTATGCAAACGCTCGTTGATACAGCTAAAAATGCGAAAGCGACAGCAACAGCGATAAATGCCCTAATCAGTTCTTTATGTCGGGAGGAACGATACCTCGTTGATTGGTGCGAACGTTGTAACCGGACGGCAACACATCAATTATCATGGTGCGTAACTGTGATAAGTAAAGCAAAAGAGGAAATGAAAATGGCCAGTATGTATAACAATAAAAAGTAATCATTATGAGAACCCTGAAAAAAATCACAATCGGACTGGCCGTTATCGGCCTGTTTACAGCATTATCTTTCTCTCAAAGAGAAGATGCAACATCAAGAGAAATAACTACGGCTGCCGTCATGGGAGTTGTATCAACGTTTAGTATTATCACTTTATCAACTAAAGAAGATTATGGAACAAGTAAAAAATGAGATCAAAAAGGCAGTCGTTAAGAAAGATCGGCTGAATGTAGTGTACAATGAGCGTTTTTCTGAATCAAACTACACAAATGTAATAAACAAGAGCTGTGATCAGATTATTCACAGTGATTTAAGAGAAGCGTTTAGCCGTCTTAAATTGCATCTTGTCGTATTGTGTGAGCAGCCGGAAGCATCTAAAATCGATAAGGATAGTTTTACTTCTCCTGGCTATGTAGAAACCTTAGAAAACTATATTATTACAGGTTATGCGAATGACAGTGTCGATGGGGTTTCCGGAATAACTATCATGGGATCCAAACTTCTTCAGTCCGGCAAAGTCGTTGACTTGAAAATCTTCGTTCCTCTCCTTGACGCAGATTACCCTTACTATGAAGAATTGAGTATTGATGCTGCTGCATGTGATGCTGAAGTAGAAAGTTACCTGTTTGAAGAGAAATGGGGAATCAGACAAGAACGTCTCGATTTCGAAACCGATGAACCGGAAGAAGCTATCGTAATGGAAGAAGAAAAGCCGAAGAAGAGAGGGCGAAAAAAACAGATAGATGCTCCTGCACCTCTTGACGCGACCGCATAACTTACAATCACTATAGGGGGGGAGATTATCCCCCTATAAAATACTCTAAATCATGAATATTGAATTAAAAGGAGATAACTTTGAATTATCATTCAAGTATAGAACTTCCATTGTAGATAGGGTCCGACAAATTCCAGGAAGACGTTTTGACGGTGCTAAAAAAGTTTGGATAGTTCCAACTCGGAGTAGGGTTGACCTTGAAAGAATGATTTATCAAATACGACAGTTTGAGAATATAAATTGGATAAACGGTACAGAAAAAAAGGAAGAAGATATTGCTTATGATATTCCGGAATTGCCGGATTTAACCGTTCCGCACAATTTGAAAATCCAGCCTTATCCTTATCAGCTTAAAGGCATTGCTCGAGGACTAGAACTAAAACGGTTTATGAATTGTGATGAACCGGGACTCGGTAAGACATTGCAGAGTATAGCAACAATTAACCTCGCAGACGCTTTTCCTTGTCTTGTTGTATGCCCTTCATCATTAAAAATCAACTGGCAACGTGAATGGGAAAAATTTACGGATAAAAAGGCGATGATCCTAACTGATAAGGTACGTGATACATGGACTTTTTTCTTTCAGACAGGAATGCATCAGGTATTTATTGTTAACTATGAATCATTAAAGAAGTACTTTGTACAACGTATAAAGAAAGCTGAAGGTTGGACGCTGCGAGATGTGGAATTTAGAAACTCAATCAATTTATTCAAGTCTGTTATCATTGATGAAAGCCATCGTTGCAAATCTGCATCAACCCAGCAGGCTAAGTTTTGCAAAGGTATTTGTACCGGCAAAGAATGGGTTATTGAATTGACGGGAACACCAGTGGTAAACCGGCCTAAAGATTTGATTCCGCAGTTGGCTATTTTAGACCGAATGAACGATTTCGGTGGATATAAACCATTTGTTGATAGATACTGTTCCGGACAGAGAGAAGCATCAAATTTGAGAGAATTGAATTTTAACCTATGGAAGTACTGTATGTTTCGTCGTGAAAAGTCACTTGTCCTCACAGATCTTCCCGATAAAATACGGCAGGTGAATACTTGCGAAATTACAAACCGCAAAGAGTATATGGATGCAGAACGCGACCTTATTATGTATCTCCAGAAATACAAGGACGCTGACGACGATAAGATAGCTAAGGCAATGCGCGGCGAAGTGATGGTACGTATCAATATTCTACGGCAGATCTCCGCTCGCGGCAAAGTGCGTGATGTTATTGAATTTGTGAAAGACTTCCGGGAGAATGGGAAGAAGATAATTCTCTTTTGTTCTCTTCATGAAGTAGTAGACCAGCTGAAACATTACTTTCCTACCGCCGTATCGGTTACTGGCAGAGATTCACAGGACGAGAAGCAAAGAGCCGTAGACGCCTTTCAGAACAATCCTAAAGCGGATATTATCATTTGCTCCATAAAGGCTGCCGGGGTCGGTTTAACGCTTACTGCGTCGAGCAATGTCGCCTTTGTTGAGTTTCCTTGGACGTATGCTGACTGCTGTCAATGTGAGGATCGGGCACACCGTATCGGGCAAAAGGATTCTGTTACCTGCTACTATTTCCTTGGCCGTCGAACAATAGATGAAAAAGTTTATCGGATCATTCAGGAGAAGAAGAATATAGCTAATGCTGTAACTGGTTCTACCGAGGATATTGAAGAAAATATTGTCGATATGGTTGCACGTATCTTTGATATAGATTACGACGAAGAAGATATAAATCGAATAGAGTGTAAGATATGAAAGAAGTAGAACTATATAATGACCATTTTCAAAATTACAAAGTGTATGGAATCCCCAAAGCGCAGCTAATCATAGCTGATGTTCCCTACAATCTAGGAAATAATGCCTATGCCTCTAACCCTTCATGGTATATCGACGGAGATAATTCTAATGGAGAAAGCGATAAGGCAGGCAAACAATTCTTTGATACCGATAAAGACTTTCGACCTGCCGAGTTCATGCACTTTTGTTCCCAAATGCTTGTAAAGGAACCCAAGGAAAAAGGCAAAGCACCTTGCATGATAATCTTTTGTGAGTTTGAAGATCAATTCCGGTACATTGAACTAGGTAAAAGGTATGGTCTGAATAAATACATTAATCTTGTATTCAGAAAAGATTTTTCCGCACAAGTATTGAAAGCCAATATGAAGATAGTCGGTAACTGTGAATATGGATTATTGCTTTATCGTGATAAGCTTCCAAAGTTTAACAACGATGGGCGGATGATATTCAATTGCTTCGATTGGGTACGGGATAATGAAACGACTAAAGTTCATAATACCCAAAAGCCGGTTCCACTTCTTCGCAGGCTAATAGAAATCTTTACCGATAAAGGCGATGTTGTAATTGATCCATGTGCCGGCAGTGGTTCCACCTTATTAGCTGCCGCCCAGTTAGGACGCAGAGCATACGGATTTGAGATTAAAAAAAAGTTCTTTGCTGATGCGAATAAATTTGTATTGTCGCAAGTGCAACAAGTACTATTTTAATAATTCAAACCTTGCAAGTTCTTGAAGAATTATCAAGGACTTGCGTAAAACAAATACAGTAATGAATATAAAGAGATTGATAAACGAAGTCGGAAGCTCGTACATCTCATATAGGCAATATTGCGATAAAGTAGCGATAGAAGCTCAAAAGTATATAGATTGGGACAACGATATAGGTTGTGAATACTTCCCTTCTGATGGCGTTTGTCTTACAACGACAGATGCATATGTTTGTCCGGCTACTGCTTTCTTTGGAGTAATCAAAGAGAAGGGAAAGATTTCTCAATCGGAGTTTAAAAGTATTTGTGTATAACTAATAACGAAAATAGAAAGGAACATTATGGAAAATGAAGAATATCTCTGTATTAATTGTGCTAAAAAGATAGAATGTTATGGACCTGACATCAAATTAGAAGAACCTGATTTATGTATTCCTATAAGCTGTATAGATTATCAAGATATAGAAGAAAAATTTAATTCATAACTAAATAAGAAAGGAGCTAATATGCGTGAAGATATAATGTACATGATAACCTACCCAGATGGTACACTTGTGATGAATACTCAAAAATATTACCGAAGAGATTGCGTTAGGTACTGGCTGGACGGAATTAATTTGACATGGAAACAGGTGTATAAGAAAGGCTTTCGCTGTAAAAAAGTGAAAGTGACATTTGAAATAATTGATTAATAACAAATCAGAAATGAATAAGAATATAGTCGTAAAGAAGGAAAAGCCTTTTTGTCAATTAAAGAAGCTTCCTGGGGTAAAGAAGTACAAGGTTGATGCATATTGGATTAACGATACTAGTGATATAGAACCGACACTAGAATTGGGGTATGCGTGTACTTCTTCCGGAAATAACGGAGCCATAAACGTTTGGAAGGATGATACAGGAATGATTCGTGGTGAATTAATGCGACACTTAATAGTTGTTGAAAAAAGAACGTTTGTCAGCTATGCAGAAGTGGAAAAATGCGTTAGTGATTGGCTTGAAAGAATTAACTAATAACTGAAAAAATGAAAACTTATGTAATCACACTCTCACAGTTTTTCCCGGTAGGACATAGTCAATCAGGGAATGAGACGAATTTCAAATATGAGTTTCTTTTGGGGCAATGCTGCCCTGATTGTGAAGTGGAACAGGATTTATCGGGGGAAGAAATTTCCCGATGCAACAGTTGTATAAGAGCCTGTTTACGTCCGAAACTTCACACCATACGAGCCAATTACCCAATGTGGGAGAAGCGTATTAAAGAGGTTCAAGCCGGGCTAGCTGTTCTTTCCGTCCGGCAGTGGATTGGAAAGCCTTACCGCAGCCCACAGATTGAAGTTGTAAAGCTGACATCGGAGAATGGCATAGGGATACAGAAATTAGCGTTTTGCGGAGCGTTGTCACATTTCAAAATTGAAAATGGTATAAACATACCACTAACAGAGGAACTTGCCAATAATGACGGACTATCGCCTGAAAATTGGATTGAATGGTTTAATGGCTATGATCTGAATCAACCTATGGCAATTATTCATTTTACAAAATTCAGATATTGATAACAAAGGAAAAGATATGAATAAGATAGCATTGGAGATTACTTCCGAAGGATGGGAGATTACTGTAATTATTGACGGTAAAGAGTATAAAGAGAAGTATGTTGCAACTGCAACTGGAGCAAAAAGTATTGAAGGCGATTTTGAAAGCGAAGATGATATACCGGAAGAAGTATATGATGCTTTAAATTCCACTTTCCCGTTTGAGTGTATGCAGGCATTATATTCTATTGAGGATTAACTATTACCAAAAAATAATGTATAATTGAATGAAACGTCCACAGAGTAATGGGTTATTTGAAATTACAGGAAGTCAAGAGAAAGAACGAGGTTTCTGCTGCATGAAGCTGATAACTTTTCTTTCCGCTAATAATGTAACAGACTGGGATGAATGGCATGGAGCGCATCTTTCTGCAATGTCAGGGAGATGCCCCTACGCTTCGCAGTGCCCGATTCATGAGAGAACGATAGCAGTAGTAGGTAGAACTGTTTACCATCTACTGTTTCCTCTGTGATCTGCCATTCCGTTTCATAAGCATCTGCAAGTTGATTCAAGGCATCTAAGATATATGTATGATTATAGTTGATAACTTTTTCTGCTCCTTCAATGTAATCTCCAACTTTCCAACCAATGCCACGTCGATTCAAGTTCTCAACTAGTAAACGGAGATGTTCTTGTGGTTTTGCAGTATAGGAAAATTTAATGCGTCTTTCAATATCACGCACTTTCCACAACATTGCGTCAGTTGTGCCGGTTTCAAGAATAAGTGTATACTCAAATTTACGTTCACCGTTCTTTTTAAAATTGCTTTCTTTTTTGAGAGAATATCGTTTTCCGTAGAAATCACACCACGATCCGACCGGAATATCTAAATATCCCGGATAGTCAAAGTAGAGAGTGAGGGAATCTTCAGCCATGATAGCCTCATAGGAATAACTTTCGTCCCTTACTTCTAATTCTATCTTCTTATCTCCATTATATAAAGCTATCATATCTTTGTACTATTATTGGATTATAGCTTAAAATATAAATTCCGAAACAATTTGTTTTGAATCAAAATACAATCACCAAAACAAAATGTGTTTTTTACTATAAAATAATACGTTATAAAATGGCATTTGAATACCTATATAAAGAGTATTTAAATGTCATTTTACTAAGTACTCTCGGGACTAAGTACGCCAAAGCAGACTTTTCAAATGCTATTACAAAAGATCTTTCTCAAAATGGGTATTACAAGTTCCCTGATGGACTGTTAATTCAATGGGGATATGCTTCTAATAGCCAAGATAGTTACCACAAGCAATCTGTATACCTTCCTGTTTCTTTCGCTTCTACTCCATATTCAGTTGTTGTAACGGCAAAGAGCGGATTCCAGGATTATTATGCTGGAAGGACGGTTGATGCATTCTATAATAGCAGCTTTACCGTTAGTGCAAACCAGGAAAATAAAGAGCCGTTTTGTTGGATGGCAATAGGTCGATGGAAATAACCAATAAAGAATAATTATGGAACAAAAAATGTATTGGAAAAACGGATTCTACGATGTTTCGATAGACGGAGCAGTAGAGATTACGAAAAAGTATTGGCAAGAATTATTAGACGGTCAATCTGCCGGACTCATAATCGTAGAGAACGAGAAAGGCTATCCCATATTGAAGGAATATGAACCGACCTTATTAGAGTTGAAAGCCCGAAAAATAGCGGAATTACAGGCGTATGACTCATCCGAATCGGTAAATAGCTTTAGTATTGGTAATGTATCCGGTTGGCTTAATAAGAGTACCCGTGTAGGTCTCATGAATTCAATTAGTATTGAAAGAGAATCCGGACGATCCGAAACGACTATCTGGCTAAATGATGCAAAGTTGGTCTTATCAATCGAGAAAGCCATTGATATGCTACAACAGATAGAGTTATACGCCCTTGCGTGCTACCATACAACACAAGGGCATATCAAAGCCATTAATCAACTGGAAACGAAAGAAGAAATCGAAGCCTACAACTTTAAAACCGACTATCTCGGAAAGCTAAGCTTCTTTGGATAACCAACGGTATAATCGTAGCTTTCAATCTCTTCGATTGTATCCAATGCCTTGACTGCTGCAATGTGCGATTGTGTTACATTGTAGCACTCAAGCGCATACATTTCCAGGACATTCAGCATATCCAAAGCGTCTGATATTGGAATGATATATTTTACTGCATCATACCAAAGCGCAGTCTCCGTTTTACCCGCCTCTTTTTCGATATTAATTGAGTTAAATAATCCAACACGTGTAGACTTATCCAACCACATACTTTTAGCCCGTAATTCAAAAGAATTGACCTCTTTGGAATTGTCAAACAATTGAATATCAGATACTTTTATTTTTCGCATATCTTCAAGGGAGTACTCGTTTTCTACCAATACAGGATACCCTTCATCATTGGTAACAATGAGCTTTCCGGATGACTGCCCTTCCAAAAGTTCCCTGTAATTCTCTATGGTTATTTCTACCGCACCGTCTACCGGTGTGTCGTAGAATCCATTCTTCCAGTACATTTTTTGCTTCATACTTATCTATTTTATTATTTCCAAATTCCAATGGCAAACCAATCAAAGGATTCACCGGGAAACCCTTTATTACCATTATAGGGATCATAAAAAGTACCACTGACATAGAATGAGGATGTGCTTTTGTTCAATGTATACAATGTTTGAACAACGTCAGCCCCAGCTTCAATACCATAAAATACTTTGTATCCATCATTTTTAAAAGACATCGGCATATATACTCTACGCTCCTTCTGTCCGGTAGTAGTGATACGTCCATATTGTATCAGAATCCCATTATTGAATTTAATATATGTGTTACTTCCACTAGTTAATGTTGTTACAGCATTAGATAAATCGGCTTTAGCATACGTAGTCCCGAGAGTACTTAGTATATTTCTTTCCTCCGCAGTCATGACTTTTTTGTCTGTTGTTTCCTGAATATCAGACGCTTGATGTTCATGATTTACAGAAGAATATATGCTGTCATGATTGTGGTTCCCTTCCGCTTTACTGTCCCAAATATTTTTTTCGGCATCTGAAACGAAGCGATGATCTTCATCGCCGCTTACTTCGGTTGCCGGATGAGTATGAGCTTTGGGAGTACGCGAATCACTCAATCGCAAATCATTACCTTCGCATACTGTTCCGGCTGCCGTACCGAAGTTTTTGTTGAAGGCAGTATTCTTAGAAAATATAGGTTCGTAAATACCCGAATGATTGTGATTGTCAAAAGACGTTTTTAATATCTTTCCCTGCTCGGCAGAAAGAACTTTTCCGGCTCCTCCAGAAACCAAATCATTAACGATATCCGTTTTATTGAGTTTCTTTACAAGCTCATTTGTCATGGTAGTAGCGAAGTTCGGGTCATTACCAAGTGCGGTTGCAAGTTCTTGCAAAGTATCTAGTGCATCGGGAGCGTCGGCAACCAATTTGTCAATTGCCGTCTTAACTTTTGTTTCTACGCCCGTAGCCGCCTCATTGGCTGCTTGAGCAGCAGCATCGGCGAGTGCGGCCTTTTCGCCGGCAAGAGTAGCTTTCAAATTGGCAGTATTGGCAGCGGTATTGGCATTATCTGTTGCTGTCTTGGCAAGTACAGTTTGTTCTTCTGATGCGCTTTTTGCTGCATTCGCGCCGGCAGCGGCAGCGGTAGCGGCTTCTTTTGCGGCATTGACACTTCCGGCAGCCGAATTAGCGTTATCAGTAGCGGATTTTGCTAAAGCAGTTTGATTGATAGAAGATTGTGTAGCAGCATTAGCATCATCCGTCGCTTTCTTTGCCAACGCCGTCTGGCTGACAGATGATTGCTTGGCTGTGTTCAATTCATTGATTACACCGCCGTATTCCTGCACACGAACCTGTTCAGCGGCGACCCGTTGGGCTTCGGATATTTCTCTTGTTTCTTCGTTACTTTCAACGGTAGCTTCAAGAGAGCGGATATCACGTATAGCGGCAAGAGCATCATTCTTGAGGGCTACCATATTTTCGTAGGCGGTCTGAACCTTTTCAAGACCGAACTTTAGACTAGTCTTGACACCGTTCACGATACGGTAACCAATTGTGTAGAAACCTCTCATGTCCTGCGCTTCTTCCAATTCCGATATTTTCTTCTTTTTTAATGGCATAGCTTTTCTATCTAAATCAATTCAATATAATATTCGTTGTTCTCTGTAATTATCAACTCTCCACTTTCTGCCGCAAGCATATAGTCTGTTCTTTAGTCCGGAATCCTGTAAATACGAGCTTCAAGGTAAATTCCCACCATACACCACCATTCATCAATATAAAATTCGTTGTTTTGCAATTTTTGTAATAGCAGGGATAGTGCTCGAAGAACTCCTCACAGTAAAATATACGCTCCGCATCCAAATACTCATATCCTTCTTCGTCCGTCTTGGCAGACAATTTAGTAAGGTCGTGGAGAAAGGCATCCCGGTTGCGCCAGAATGTTGATACGTCCGGAGTACTCATCAGGCATTTGAGAGCTACCTCTTTTGTTTGAAACTTCACATATTCACCGTCGTAGACTGCAGCAGCTTCCTTCAATACGGGAATCGTGTGTACCTTGTTTCCAAGACCATACCTTCTCGTTATTATTGTCGGATAACGCATCTTCCAGGCTCTTGTATAAGTCGTCGGTCATGGCGAGCATTGATGCACCGAAACCGATTACAGTTCCGCCAACACCGCCACCGAAATAAGATACCTGGCGAGCGCCTTCCACATTCCAGCTCTTCACATTCTGTTTATCACCTTTCAGATGAATATCAGGGAATATCTCTTTGTAACGCTTAGATTTTACAATATCACGGGTATCGTATGACAGCTTATTGTAAAGAGTATCAGAGCAACAGTTACGCATTACAGATTCTTCCGGGAAGTGACCGTACATCCAAGCTATGAAAAGAGATGATATATAAGACTTACCGGCACGCGGCGGCATGCTGACAGCAAGACGGTAGATTATACCAGCAGAATATGATTCATACACACGCATGAACGCTTCTGCGACCTTCTTTAGGAACAGACGTTTAGAGAAAAACTTCGGATCATAGTACAAACAGAACGCCCAAAAGTCTTTCTTTGATATTCGTTTGCGGAGTATGGTAGCAGCCTTTGCTTTACGAATCAATATTTGTCTTTTACTCTTCTTCTTTGCCATCAATTATAGCCTGTAGTTGTTCGTCACTCAATCCTTCCAGTTCATCACCAAGGTTCACATTTGCATCAACTTCTTTTTTGTCTCTCCATTTCTCCGGTTGCCGGTTCTTCAGCCAGAATATAGCGGCTGTCGTATCAGGTGGGTAATGTTCAGTATATTCCTTTGAGTCTGTTATTCTTCCTTCAGATGTTGCAAATTTTGTTGCCTTACAGTCATAGCCAATAGCACGATTATAAAGACGGGATGCAACGTTAGCATCTGCTATACTTTTCCCCTTTTTTAGGGACTGAAGAAATTCTGGATAATCTTTTTTCCATTGGTTAAGCGTACGTTCGGTAACACCAAATAAATCAGCCATTTCCTTGTCTGTCGCCCCTAATAAGGCATAATTCTCGGCTAACTGATTATATTCTTCTTTGTATGCGCTTTTGCGTCCCATATGATACTTTTTGCTTAAAATATAACATTAATGATTCGTTTCTATAGAAAAAAGAAAGGTGAGACTATGATTTAGTCCCACCTCGCTTTATAATTATCACAGTAATCTAACGTCTTTTGGTATTCTCTTGGCTTCTACGCTTCTCATTAAGTAATAACTCCCATATGTAGTCTCTGCCTTTTGGAGTCCATACCATATACTCACGTGGTTCTTCATCAGGATCGACAGGTTCATATACAACCGTATATGTCAACCCCCGTCCGACAAGAGACGAATCCAATACCCATCTCTGTTTTATAATATCATATTCTTGGACTCCTTTATATTCAAGAAAAGCATTCAGTTGCCTTGCATCAGAATTTAATGCTTTCGCCATCTGTTTAACTGTGTAGTATTTACATTGCCGGGGAGAGATACGTTGCTCACCGGTAGATATCAATGGATTCTGCAAAGTCGGTATAGTTAGCAATTCACTTTGGCGAGTCAATTCTGATTGCATTTGGCTGATTTGCGCTGCCATCACTTGCGTTGTTTCTACCAATTGTTTCAAAACAGTTACGTCAATAGGTGAGGGGAGTGCCGGCACTTCCTTTATGGCTTTCTCCATTTTGTTGAAGGCTTCAATATAATCTAGCTTGAATTGAAGAGCTTTCTTTCCGGTGAAGCCCATTGCTAATAGGGTGAATCCGTCGCGGTTCATGATGTACATAGGACGGTCCTTGCCTTGAATATCAATATAAGAACTTTCAACAAATAGGTGCCCTAACTTTTCAGGGCACGTAATAAGAAGTTTACCAATAGCCTGATATACATTATCATGTCTTCTATCAAACTTCTCTGCCACAAGCACACTATTAGTCAGAGGCTGTCCTTCTGAACCTTGGAATACTATATCATTCATACCAGACCTCCTTTCTGTATATCGTGATATAGTTGTTCGCTAATGATACATGAGACAGTGGATATCACTTCGTCAATGTCACTGGAATAGTTCTCTTCATTACATTTGTTCAACTTTACGCCTTGCTTTCTCATACGGGCACAAATGCGATTGTACACCTCTTTGGTATCTCTCAATGTCACCATCAAGTTGTGAAGTTCTTCATCTACTACAAACTTAGGTTCTATATTATTATTGATCATAATTCACCTCCTTTCTGAACATTAATATTAATGTCATACCCCTCATTTATATCACTGTAAATAGTAGCTCCAATCAATTGCCCTAGATCACAGCAGAAGCATCCAATATCATCTGCAAAACTATTAATTGTTGGATTAAAGGGATTACGTGCTTCATTATTTACACTTGCGAAACGATATAAGCTATCTTTTATCTCAACTAGATCTTGTAAAAGCTTCATTGCTTCGTTACGATCTGGCTCAAAAGCTGTACCTTTCATAGTACGCCTCCTTTCTTCAAATCAAACTCATACTTACTACAAGCTAGGTAAGAGAGTGCAAGGATGCAGTTGTCTATGTCTTTATACAAAGTAGCTTCATCTGATTCGGAAACGTTTATGCCTTGATGTGAATAAGTGGCAAATAGAATACCACACTCAAGCTTGACACGGTTCAAGGCTTGCAATTGTTCATAGAGTCTATTATCTATGATTCTTTCCGGAGAAATTGATTCATTAGCCATGATATACCTCCTTTCTGCTAGAATCCATTAACGCGATTGAAGAGATAAACCAGCCTATACAGGCAAAGAGAGGAAATGATGTATCAGCAGAACCTGATACAATGAGAGCGATAAACGCAATACACACATTCACAAGTCGGAGAACGATACTTGTGGTTACACGATGCCCATTGGGTGTGGGCGCACCATTAATTGAAATTGAATTCATACTACTGTGATATTTGGCGTTTCGGCAATTATAGAACACAAGAACGGCCGTCGTTTCCCATGTCGCCAAACATCACAGTAGTAATCCAACTCCGAAGAGCAAAACCTACAGGGGAAAGACAGCCGCCTTTATGGTTCAAGTATAGGCACAAAAAAAGCCCAACTTAATTAGTGAGCATTTACCGCGCTCCGCGAAGTGGGACTAACCCACTGTGATATTTGGCACTGCAAACATACCAACTTTTTCTGAATTTCAAAAGAAAATGCTCTTATTTTCCTCAAAACAGTGAGAAATAAGAAATTTATGAATCTTTTTTATCTTCATCCTTTTTTTCTTTGATATCTGTATTAATAGTAAATGAGGCGAAATTATAGATACTGATCGCTATATCTTTCATTATCCATATTGAAAATAAGATGAAATATAATGAAATGACTAAAAGCAACCCATTGATAATACTAGGTGGTATTATATGAAACGGCATATTCACAGTCCCTATACTATTTACTATTAGAAGATAAAGAACCCCAAAACAAATAATCTTTATTGCAGCAGCGAAAGATGAGTTCAACCCATTCAGTAACTTATTTCCTTTTGCATTGTGCTTCATCTTTTCACAGATTGGGGACCAGTACATAGACATTAATATAGCATAAGCCGCCAAAAGGATTGACAACATTACAGGAACCACACTCAATCCAATCGTGATAACCTTAAACAGTTCAACAAGCATATCTTTCTCTCCTAGGTAGCTAATAGCAGTTATCGTAACTGCTGCCAACACAGGGAAAATTGAATCTTTAATCAAATCATGATTAGTGTATGATCTGAACACTGAATCCCAGCCAAATATTGAGTGTTTCTTTTCCATTTTTATTCTGAACCTTTATATCTTGTAACAACTTCGTTATATATAGCCATATATATACTACCGATGCTACTGAATCCGATTTTTATCTTTTCAATGTAATTCTCGGTGCGTATTCTATGATTTTTTCTTTTGGGTTTACTTCCTTTTTTCTTTCCAGGTATTAATTGGTAGCCAGTGATTTCAGCAGCGCCATTCCCCCTTTTAGTAACAAGGTTAATCAAGGAATCAACCATTCCTCCTTCACTTAAATTTAGATCTTCATTTTCTGCTGATGATACATCCATATTTATCAATGCGATATTACCTTCTTTGGCCAAATCACTGAACGTTTCTTCAAATCCTTCTATATCATCCTTATTCCCGTAATTAATAGTTAACTTTACACGGTTAACATTGAGTTCCTTATACGCTTCTGTTATCTCATCTTTTGATGTAACGAAGTTAGAATGAACCTGTTCAGGTCCTAATATCTTAGTTGAAGCAGCATCAATATATTTTTTTATATTCTGAATTGTAACTTCACTACCAGATAACAAACATAATTTATGTACTTCTGGAATAAAATAGAATGTTGCTTTCTTTGTATTAGCATACAAATCTTCTTCACTCTCTCTACTTTCTATTTTTTTACTTTTTTGATTGAACCATGCATTATCTCTGATTCCCATATAAGTAACAATAGTCCCTTCATACATGTTCAAAGTAGCAAGTTTTTCAAACCTCAGCAGCTCAATATAATTATCTCCTCTCAATGGTATCACATAATCCAAATATGCCATTTTATTAAATAACTCCACATAAGAATCAGGAGCTTGATTATGCAACAAAACAATATTCAATAACTGCATTGTTTTCCATTGATGCTTTTCAGCGGTTTTAAACTGTCTAAATTTTGTCTTCATAGTTCTTAGATATTCACGTAGAGTGCGCCCACAGCCGTTATAAAGCTGAAACCGATTTTACGGTTTACACTCTACATGAATAGATTATAACATTATTGGGCATCGCAAATATATGAATTTCCAATAAATATGAACTATTTTTTACTTAAAATATACTTTCTCCATTTATTTTCTTTCTAATAAGTTCTTGTACTCCGTTATATATCTCATATAGCTGCTTTAATGTCTCCGGGCCTTCCCATTCAGAGAAATTTCCATCCTGGAAGAAATGAAACTCAAACACATGTGCAGCTAAATCTCCGAGTTCTAAGCTTTCAAATGTATCTCTTACTAAATGCAGCCTGTCTAATATTTCAGCATTTCGATCTACTGAATCATCTGAAATATCCTCGATATCCAGCCTGGAATAATCTACATTATCATTCACTGGTAAAGGTTTGTATCTACTTCGGTACTGTGAAGTAGGAGAGGATGCGTTCA